CAAGGAGAAAAAGCGACCTTTTCTATTTCTTATAAAAAGGTCTTTATTCCAAGTTATCAAGAATACTGGTACTTAATATCTTTATGTAAAATATAGTATATGGAAGACATTGTTGTATATTGTTTAGCTACGATTGATAGTCCTGTAATAACATATATTGGTGCAACAATTGATAAAGATAGAAGAATAAACCAACATAATGGTATTCTGGTAGGAGGAGCGAAAGCAACATCAAAAAGACCAGGAGAATGGTATCGTGTTTGTTATGTATATGGATTTCCTTCCTTTCAAACGGCTCTTTCCTTTGAATGGCATTGGAAACATTTTTCTAAGAAGAGAAAAGGAGAGCCTCTTCTAAGAAGAAAAGAAGCACTGGATATTACATTAAAATGGGCTGAAACGAAAGGTTTAAATTTGGAAGTAGAATATTCTTAGATGAGTATATTGACTGCTGAAGAATTGAAAAAAATAGTTGAAGAGAATGCTACAGATAAATGTTCTCTACAAGAAACTGCGGAAGGATGGTTATATTGGTTTGAGAAAAGAGCTTCCAAACGATTAAAAGATGCTGCGAAATGTGGATATACTGAAATTGAAATGGAGATGCCCATGGAAATTGCTATTAGTTTTGATACAAAAGTGCTATCATTCATCCGAAAATCCTTGCGAGAATTGCTGGATGGATGTTTTATAGGATTTGTAGAAGATGAATATAATGAAAAACCAATTATCAAAGTATTGATTTCTTGGAAATGATGCTCTAAAAGTCCTAAGGCCAAATTCTTACAGTTGATGAACAATAAGGACAGGGTGCTTGCGTTTGTGTAAAAGGATAACTTATAGGAATAATTACTTTATTTAGACAACTTATACATTTCCTTATATAATACTTTGTGAATGGCTGTGACATGTATCAAATATAAAGATCTTATACGATTTTATTTAAACCTTTAACATCCATAGGTTACAAAGCGATTTTCAATATCTGATATGGAAGGATATTGATATCCCATATTAGGATTAAATGCATATCTTACTAAATTCAGTTTTTCCCAATAAATATCTAACGAATATGATGTTTTTATATTTAAATATTCTAATAAATCAGCAGATTCTTTAAAATTTGCAAGGATTTTGGGAGCACTTTCTTTATGTATTAGATATCCACTCGATGTTTGGGAACAGACGACTTTATCAATTTCTGGAATAGCAGTTGGTATAGAAGGTTTTGTTTGATTCGTCGATAAATGAAGCATATCCCAATCTGTGAAATTTGTAAAGAATTTGTGTAAAAGGGAATTATTATATTCTGGTGAATCATTATAAAAGGTGAAATCATCTTCAAATATGATACACGTCTTCCATTTAAGATTTTCTAGAAATGTCTCAATTGCTTTTATATGAGAGCACGTACAACCAAGAGCTCCATTTTTATTATAGATAGCATCTATGCGTATTATTTTTGACATATCGGAACAAAGAGCTGGGATCTGTTCTAAAAAATGGGCGCGCCTATCTTCCCTGTTCGCGAGATTTATATAAAAAATCACATCAACAGAGTCCATTTCTACTAGTGAATTTACCTTATTTCTTAACCCTTTTTAGTTGACTGACATATTTTGGCAAGTGCAAAGGTCGGCATTATATTTTATATAAATTCAATAGATGGATCATACTACCTTAACCAAACTACGGGCAAATCGGCTCATTGCATTTAATAATATGTATTTAAAAAATGATAATGCAAGGATAACCAAAACTACAAGTTCTTCTGAGTATTTTAATCAGCTTAATGGAGGCATGCGGATTATAGAAAAGTCTAAGGTGTATGTTGAAGACATTGCAACTGCCACTGCAGTTCCAACAATCAAAAACTCTTCAACATCCCTTTTAACACAAATTTTTACAGTACTAAACGATCTCCTCGTATATAATGCCTCTATAAGTCTGCCCCCTACTAAATCAGCCAGAATCGCCTATTTATGGTTTTTTACAGTTGCCGCAGGATACTCCTGGATATCAGCTGGTTCTATCACGGGCATGAAAGATTCATGGAACTGGGATACAAAGAACCTACTTCCCGATGACACGAGTAAATATGTTTGGATGACACAAGTTCTTATGAATACGATCTCCAACTTTATCCCATCCTATAACACAAGTATTCTCTTAGAACAAGAACGTATGAATTACAATTGGACTGCACAAGAACATCAAGATATGATAAATCAAGTAAAATCACAGGGGAATTTTACGCTATGGTTATCTACATGGCAGACGTGGTATGCGGGAAGACAAAATGATGGAAACGTGGCTGCCTCCATTGCACCTACAGATGCACAATTGCCGAATGGTGCCACAGTATTAGATGTGACCACATCTCAAGATTTCACTAATGCCACTGCCTATCCAAATCCCAGAAAGTGGACCCCTCTCAAAGTGGGTGGTGTAAAAAAGAATTTTTTGACCTATGGCTGGGGAGATGTAAGTTCAACCTGTCTAACTGCCAGCAATGAGACAACAATCAAGTCTGCCGCAAGTGCTTCGTACCTCGGAACAACTCCTGGTAGGGATACTGTAGTACATTCATTAGTAGCACTTGTAAATAATTTAACAGATCAACAAAAAGCCACTGCCGAATTTTGGGCAGGTGGGCCATTCACAGTTTCTCCTCCATGTATGATGATATGGTTCTGGAAAAAATATATTGAAATTACGAATCCTCCTGTAAATATCATGATTTACTCAGGATTAGAGCTAGCAATAAATATATTTGAAGGATCTCGCCTCACATGGAATCTAAAACGGGAAAAAATGGAGGCAAGGCCGATTCAAGAAATCCGTAGAATGTATGCTGGACAAACTCTTACAAAATATGATGGAACGAGTATCAATGGAAGTCTCTGGGTTCCTTATCAAGAAACTAATTTTGTCACACCCCCTTTCGCCGATTTTCCAAGTGGGCATAGCACATTCTCACAGGCCTTTGCAAATGTAATGAATTCCTGGTTTCCCTCTACGATTCCAACCACTAGTATAAATGTCTCAGATCTATATTTATTATCACCAATGTATACAGGCCTAGGAACACTAACAATACGTCTTTCTGATATTCCTGTGAAAGCACGCACTAGTTTAATCCAGACTGGTGTAGTTCCTTCTTCAGATATTCATCTTACATGGTCTGTATGGCAAGATATAGCAGATTCTGCTGGAGTATCAAGACAATATGGTGGTATTCATTGTTTATGTGCCGATGCTGGTGGGAAGGCAGTGGCAAATACGGCGTTTCCTATTATTTCGAGTCATTGGGCTATTTCACGTGTGTAGTGACTCTATAATTTTTTTATAAGACTCTTTTAAAGATTCTTCTAATTTTATTCAAGTAATTTTACTGAGCCATTCGCCCTCTTATTCTGATATTTAACCATAACTGAATGTATTTCACTTGTCCTCTGTTCATATGTAATAGTATCCCATTTCTTTTCAATTTCTTCCATATCCTCTTTGAAACCATCCATTACACCATGAACACGTTGATATACTTCTATGGCATGTTTTCCATTCTTATTATTAAAATATCCATATATTTCCTTGTATGAAATTCTCTTTCTTTCTATGGATGCATGGGATATACATAGCTTTGAATCAGATTTACAAGATGCTCTAAAGAATATCTTAAACTCATTATAGCTCATTTTCTTATCGCGAGTACTCTTAATACGCTCAATAAATAATGGGGATCGATTATCACGTATACAAGCATCAATATACAGATCAATTTTCCCATTTTTATATAATTCGGCAACCTTAGAAGGAGGAATTGTTGAAGAGGGAATTCCCTGAACCTGCTCTTGGATTTCATCTTCAGATTCTGACATTTCTTCAAGAGGATTATAGCATGCGATTTTGTGAGCCTGTTTAAGAAAGGATTTTTTTGATAGAGTTCCTTTCATAAAATTGCAGATTTTACAACAAGGAACGCAGTTTTCACTTGTATAGTTTTTAGAGGAATTTAATCTATCAACGCCTATTACTTCTTTCTCATTAAATGAACCACAGTAATAACATGCCATACCGACAAGCTCTTCAAATTTTTCCTTTGTAAGATCAAAGGATAAATTACGTGTCTTTGCGGATTGAATATAGGTTAGCATGTATTTATCAATATTTGCCTTCTTTTCTTCAGAATAATTTCTACTCCTTTCACGAGATTCCTCCACTTTCCTCTGTTTCTCATAACACTCGGCACATCGTTGAACCTTTCCTCGTAATCCTTCAAGCAGTTCTTTAATTTGTTTCCCACAGCTTAAACACATTGTAATATCCTCTCTTCTTTCTGTATGCCGTTTTCTATCAGCAACTCTTTCCTTAGAAAGGCATTCTTCACAATGTGCCTTATTATCTACAGTTGGATTTTTACAAGGACGCTTACCATCATCACAGATGCGCACACCTTTCTCTTTAGCATCTTTTAACAGAAGAGCCCTTGGCTGATGTTTGCCGCAATATCCACTTTCTTTCGCCTGCTTTTTACACTTCTTTTCCTCCCATTTACATAAATCAATTGTTTTAAGATTTTCTTCCTTCTCTTTTAAACATTTCTCACAGTATTCAATCTTCTTACTTGTTTTTGCGGCGAATGTTTCTAAACATCTATATGTTGAACATTTTCTTTTACCATCTTTTAAAGCCGAATCTATCTCTAATTGTTTTTGATGCTTTCCACAATAGCCATTCTCCATTTTTGGCCTATCACACTGCTTTCCCTTGTTAGCTCCCTGTTCAAGGATAGCTTTGCAAAAATGTTCTGACTGAGACATAATGACTCACTCAATACATTATACTGCGGTTCATTTTTTAGTTAAAGAACGCAATAAGAATATTATTACCACGCGATTCAAATAATGCTTGTCGGGAATAGTTGATCCAGGCGACAAGTTTATTAATTGGAGTAGGCAAGTCCTCCCATGCCACTCATTACACGAAGAACGTTGTAGTTAGTTGCATACACACGCACCTGAGAGCTGGTGGCAGTGCCGACTGCATTGTTAGACACCGTCAGGAGGAGAGTGGTGTTATCAATGCGAGATAAGTTGCAAGTGCCACTGGGCTGGTGCTGCTCAGGGGAGAGAGCAAAGGAGTACACGTTGATACCAACAGAAGGCACGTTGGTGTGGTGCTGGTAGGGCTGCACCAAGTTGAAGTAGTCACCCTCACGCACCGTGAACCTGTCGTGGCCGTTGAGCTGTAGTAGAGCAGTCACTACAGGGTTCTTGCCAGCCATGCCCTCCACGCGAGTAACGGAGTAGCCAGACTCCAGCGCAGAGCGGTCCCACCAGTCAGAGTAGTTAAAGGGCTGCTGGCCCTTCCAGGCATTCACGACACCATCATCGCAGCTGGTGTAAGAATCACGCTGCACAACCCACACAAGCTCCTTGCAAGGGTGGTTGAAGTTGAGCTTCAGCTTGTTGCTGGAGCTGTTGATGGACTCGGCACCAGTGTACTGTAGGGTCTCAATGAGGTACTCGTGAGACACCTGGGCGAACTTGCGGCGCTCATCCGTGTCTAGGTAGATGTAGTCCACGTAGAGAGAGGCGGCCACTAGATTCGCGGCATTCACGCGGTCACGCACCACGTGGGCGTTGGCGGCCAGAGGAGAGTAGTCCCACATGAGGTTCTGGAGGTCGTTGAACTGGAGGTTGATACGGACCTCGTGGTACTGGAGAGCAATCAGAGGGAGAGCTAGACCAGGGTTGCGGCAGAACCAGAACTGTAGAGGCACATAGAGAGTGTACTCGGGGGTGCAGCCAAGTAGCTCGCCAGAGCTGTTGGGCTCACCGCCGGCGCAGTCATTGTCGCATGCCTCGCCGCCCTGAACAATTAGATTGGTTAGCTGGGGGACGTTACCAACCATCTTGGCATAGCCAGCCTGCTTTCCAGCCTCCTGGGTGAGCTCATTCCAGATGTGGAGCCAGTCACCGTAGTGCTTGTCAATGCGCTGGCCACCGATCTGTAGCTCAACCCAGTCAACGAGATTGTGCCCCACCCAGTTGAGCCAGCGGAACTGAGCACCAGAGCCGTCGCCGGCCACGAGAGACACGGAAGGTAGAGTGGCCTGGAGGTAGATGCGGTGGATCAAATCACCATTGCGCTGAATGGTGCAGGTCACCTGGTTACCAAACCGGGGGTTGCCGTTGAAAGGATTCTCAATAGATTCCATGGCAAAGTTTGTGTGGCGACGGTAGACTGCCTTAAAGAAGGTAATCTGGGGATTTCCCGTCAAGTATACG